TGTAGGATCCTTTTAAAGAGGCATAACTTTAATGAATCTAATCTTCTAATGGCAATTAATAAAATTCTCCCATTCCTGTAATATCTGCATCATGATCTAATGGTACTCCTGAAATATCTTGATAAGCCGCATCCCATACATTCTTCTTAACTAACGTATCCCATGAGGGGAAACCTTCTAAGAGTTGTTCTACCGTAATATCTGACTGTCTCAACTTCTTAAGGTCTTCATACGTCATTCGTTCTTCCATCATACGAGGTACATCATGTAGTTTATCTCCTAAAGAGACTAAAATTTCTGAATAGATTAGGTACAACCGATCGTACGCATCTCTATTAGAAGCATATGTACCATAAGCATGGCCTACTATAGATAAAAGAACATCTATTTGATCACGGGATTTAGTCTCTCTACCATTTATCGCACGCACAATAAATTCTCGCGATTCTCGATAAGGCAAAAAGTTAGGTTGACCTGGAGAAGTATCGTCATTCACTACAAACTGGTGTTTTAAAAAGGTTGCTCCCATTGTAACTATTTGTCCATTTCTAGCTGTTGAGCAAAAAGGAATTCCATCTTTAACATCACGTATTACTACATTGAAATGTTTCTTCATAAATGCTGCAAAACGCTGCCCACTAAAATACTCTGCGGATATCCCTACACCTTTATTATACAAATGGTCATCTCCATAAACTACTATTCGAACTAATATCATGAAGGCTGCCTCTAATTCTTCTTTCTTATCATCTGGGGCATTAGCTATTGTATATACGCAAAACAAACAAAAATACAAAAACATAATCCAAGAATCCATATGACTTGTATTAAAAGCTCCTGAAGGAACTCCTCCACTTATCACTGCGTAGACCTCTCCTATTACTTGTGTCACTCTATTTATCATATTCTTAATAAGAAACTCATTTACCATACGAAATATCGGTAAGTCTTCTGAAGTTGGGTCGTAATGTAGCATTTGCATACTCAAATATAGATTACTAAATAGTTCACGTATCGTCTGGTCAAAATGCTCTCCATCACCTTCAACAATCAAATTTGCCCAACAATTATCTAAACAAATACCTAAGGCTTTAGCTATAGAGTCAGCTCCTCCATGTG